TCACAGCCTCATGGCAAGCCAACTGTATTAGAGGCTCAGGAGAAAGGTATTTACTTTGAGTCTAAGATTGCGCCAACATCATACGGAAAGGATGCTTTAGTATTATATGCAGAGGGTATCGTGGTCCAGCATTCAATCGGTTTTTCAACTGTAAAGGCTGATTACGATCAAAAGACAGGAATTAGAACAATAAAAGAGATTAAGTTATACGAGGGATCAAATGTCACATTAGGGGCAAATCCTGAAACACCATTCACAGGTTTTAAATCCTTAACAATGGTGGAGATTAACGATCAAATAAGTAAAATGATTAAGTTGCTAAAGGATGGCAGTTTAACGGATGAGGGTTTTGGTAGGTTGGAAATAGCATTAAAACAATTTCAATTAGAAGCATTCAATTTAGGGAAAAATTCACTATCAGAAATAGAGCCGAAATCAATCACTCCAATTAATGATGAGCCGAATATATTAACAAGTTTAATTAACGTCTTAAAAAAATAAAAATGGACAATTTAGAATTAAAGGCTCAGGAGTTGCTAGATGCAAACAAAGCCAAAACATTAGATGAGGCAAAAACCATCATCGCAAACGCAATCAGCGAAGCTACAAAGGCAGCAGATGCAAAATTAGAAGATGCAGTAAAGGCATCAAATGTAAGAATTGATGAAATGGATAAAGCATTGCTTGAAGCCAAATCTGAAAACAACAGAATTAAAATGGAAGCTAAAGCATCGGCACCAGTATCATTCAATCAGGCATTTGCTACTGCAATGGATGAAAACTCTGATAATTTAGAGAAATTCCGCAGAAAAGAGATCAAGCAATTTTCTATGGAGTTAAAGACTGTTGGCGATATGTCATTGGCTAACATCACTGATCTTGCCGCTGCAAACGTTCAGATGCTACCGGGTATTATACCTGCTGCGCCTCGTAAGTTGCATATACGTTCATTACTTCCAACTGGGGTTATGAGTACATCTGCAATTCACTACCTACAAGAAACAGGTTCAGAAGGTTCTGTTGCTGCATGGGCGGATAATTCAGGCACAAAATCTCAAATTGACTATGATTTGACAGAAGAGGTTGCACCAAGTGAGTTTATAGCAGGTTACCTACGTATCACTCGCAAGGCTCTTGATGACATCTCTGCTATGCGTTCATACCTTCAATCTCGTTTGTTAGAGCAGTATCTTGATGCTGAGGATAATCAATTACTTAACGGATCAGGTGTTTCACCTAATTTGGGTGGTTTGATTACTAATGCTGAGGCATACACAGGATTTAGAACTATTCAGGTAGAAAAGATAATTGATTCAATCGCACAGATAGATTCAAACAATCACTCTGCAAATGGTATCTTGTTAAGTCCTGAGCAGTATTATGCTTTATTGCTTAACCGTTCAACTACTAATGAGTACACATTGCCAGGATTAGGAACAGTTACCTCTGTAAACGGTCAAATGTTTATTTCAGGTATTCCTGTATTCAAATCTACTGCAATGACTGATTCTAAGTATCTTGTTGGAGATTGGGCAAAAGGTGCGCAGTTGTTTGTTCGTGAGAATCCGATTGTTAGATTCTTTGAAGAGGATGGAACAAACGTTCGTGAAAACAAAATCACTGTTAGGGTTGAGGGTCGTGTTGCACTTCCTATCTATTACACAGATGCATTTGTAACTGGTTCTTTGAACGCAAATCCAAGCTAGACTATTTTGGTTAATAGGTTATAAGGTGAAAAGACCTGTCAAGAAATTGGCAGGTTTTTTTTGTTGTTTGTGTTATAAAAATAATTACATTTGCGTATGTTCAAAGCCAACTTTATAGGTCAAGAGGGATTATACAAGCATAAAGAATATGAAATCCGAATTGGTGTTATAAACGGATGGATTCATGTTCGTAGAAAATGCGGAGCAGGTCGGGTAAATTATCCATCAATATTAGATTTTTTAAAGGATTGGGATAAAATAAATAAAATATGACAGATAAAAACATGGGTTGGAAATGCCCTAATTGCTTAGTAGTGTATGCTCCAAGTGTGGAGAAGTGTGAGTGTGGTGTAATTCCTATCCTTACTAAAGATCAATTTAAAATAAATACTCACCCTATTGGAACTACTACTGATATAAATATTGGCACTATTACTACTAATATGGGTTTTTCAACTATTACTACTCTTATATGAGAATTTTTCATTTAGGTTTATGTGTTGGTCCTCCTCCTTTTGATTCTATGCGCAAAGCATTTTTAGCTAACAGCACCGCTTACATTGAATTAAGTACCGGAACTCAGGGAGTTAATCAAAAGGCTATCAGCATGGCTTATGCTTTTAAGCCTGATATTATATTTATGCAGATTCAGGCAGCTAATATTATCCATTTGGAAACTGTAAAGGATTTGAAAAAAACAGGTGCTTTTATTATTAATTGGAATGGGGATATAAGAGATGCTACTCCGCAATGGATGATTGACATGGCTCCATTTATTGATAGGACTTTATTTAGCAATTTAAGAGATGCGGGCAATGTTGTGAATGGCGGATATTTAGAAATAGGATACGATCCTGAAATTTATAATCCGGTAGGTGATAGTTTAGTATTACCAGAGATTGGGTTTTTCGGCAATAATTACGGATCTTCAAAATTTCCGTTATCTCGAATGAGAATCCAAATGGATAACTTATTGCAGAGGCATTTTAGAGGTCGGTATGGTGTGTATGGTAACAACTGGCATAATAGTTCAGGAAACTTTAATCACAGTCAGGCAGAGGAGGCAAAGGCTTACAGAGGGATAAAGATTGGAATTAACCTGAGCCATTTCGATGAACCTAAATATTCAAGTGATCGGATTCTCAGGATAATGGGTTCGGGTGTTTTGTGTTTAGCTAAAGAATATAAGGAAATGCCATTTATTGATGGTGTTCATTTAAGGACATGGCAGACATTTAGGGAATTAATTAATTTAATTGATTTTTATTTAGAGCATTGGAATGAAAGAGAAGAAATAGCAAAGCAGGGCGAGAAATTCGTAAAAGAAAATTATACATTTGATTCGATGGTAAAAAACATAATAAAGGAATATGAGCAAGTTTAAGGTTTTAGGATTTATGACTATCCATTACGCAGGGGATTACTTAAAAGAATCTCTTTTATCAGTTGTAAATCATGTTGATAAGATGGTAATTGCATACAGTAAACAACCATCGCAAGGTCATGGAACAAATATGGCTTGTCCTGATTCTGAGGAATATATCTTTAATACTTGCAAAGAGCTTTTGGGTGATAAAATGATTTGGGATAGGTCAGATAGGTATGGAGCAGAAAATGAGCATCGAAATGTAAAGTACAAATATTCAAATGGTTTTGATTTGGTTTTGACAGTCGATTCGGATGAAGTTTACAAGTCGGATGAGTTGGATGCATCATTTGATTATGCTTATTTTGGCGTTGAGAGATTTTACGGAATTGATGGTTTTATTAACTTTTGGAGATCATTTAATTATGTGTGTTTAGATGGTTTTAGACCTATAAGATTAGAGAATTTACATCGCCGGAATGACACTCAAAATTTAAACCTAAAGCAGACTATTTATCATTTTAGTACCTGTCAACCTGAGCCTATTATGAGGTATAAGTATTTAGTATTTGGTCATGCAAATGAGGTTAAAAGAAATTGGTTAGATGTAACCTTTTATGGATGGACTCCTGATAACGATATTAAGGATTTACATTGTGTTTCTTATAACTTATGGAATGCAGTACCATTTGACAAAAACAATCTGCCTGAGAGCCTTAAAATGCATGAGAATTTTAATAAGGATTTAGTATGACAGATATGGACTATGCAAAAGAAATCAGAAAGCAAATTAATATCATAAACGAATTGATAAAGGAGGCAGAAGCTAATGATTTAGATATTGTTATTTGGCAATATGGTAAAGGTGCAGAGCATGAGTTAAACGTTAAGATTACCAAAACTGTTGAATTATGAAAGTTGCAGCAGTAATTATTGACGATCGGGAATTGGTGGCTCAAAAGGCTATAAATGAGCATATAGATTTTTTGCCGGATGATTGGATTGTAGTGCATCAAAAACCTCCTTATGCCGGTGGTGTTTATCATATAAAATCGGCTCAGGTTTATAATAACATTTTAACTCATCCATTATTTTGGAAGGGTTGCGACTTTGACAGGGTGCTAATATTTCAGCATGATTCAGGGTTATTAAAAAAAGGAATTGAGCATTTTTTGAAGTGGGATTTTATAGGTTCGTGGATTGATCACATACCGGGTTGCATGAATGGAGGTTTAAGCATTAGAAACCCTAAACTAATGTATGATATTTGTGTTAAGCATCCATATAAAGGAATGGCAGTACATGGCAATGAGGATATTTACTTTTGTAATGAGATGCGGAAATTAGGTATAAAGATGCCTGATAAAGAAACCTGCAATAAATTTGCAGTTGAAACCGAGTTTGCATTGGGTTCCGTTGGCTATCATGCAATAGATAAGTACCATAAAAATTACAAATTAATATTAAATCAATATGAGAATAGTTAGGTTTTTGTGCAACATGGTTGTTGCTGGGTTGGGTTTGTTAGCACTTTCTTTTTTTGTTTTATCAGTAATAGCATTAATTAAATATATATGGTAAACCTGTACACATCACTTTATCAGGACAAGGATATAAAAAGGCAAAAGGAATTATTATACTGCCTAAATAAAAACATTGAAAATCCATTAATAGATAATATCTTTTTAATAGTTGAAGGTGAGGTAAAGTTACCTATATCTGATAAGTTGATTATTATCAATAGTAAAAGACCTACATATCGGGACTTCTTTGATCTGGTTAATCAAACAGTTACAACTCCAAATGATATTTCCATAGTTGCAAATACTGACATTTATTTTAATGAAACTTTGCAAAGGTTAGACATTCATGAAAGGCAATGCATGGCTTTGAGCAGGTGGGATTATAGAAAGGAAGGTTTACGATTGCATAATGAAAAATACAGTCAGGATAGTTGGATATTTAAAGGCAAGATCCGGAATGTTAGGTTTGCGGATTTTTATTTAGGTATTCCAGGTTGCGATAATCGGATAGCGTATGAATTAAACAGGGCAGGTTATAGGATGTTTAACCCAGCTAATAAAATACAGTCAATCCATTACCATCAATCAGACTTACATAATTATGATGGCTTAACTCCAAAGATTGCTAAACCTTATTTATTCATCAATATAATATGAAGATTCTTTTAAGTCCAGGCATATATTTACCACACCAAAGGGCAGGTTCTGAGATTTGTTTGCATCGTATTTGTCAGTATTTAATTAGCAAAGGGCATGAGGTTAAGGCGGTCACTCGTTATCCTGAAAATTACGTTTATGAGGGTATAGAGGTTTATTCACAAAAAAAAGATTATAAAGCATGTCATAATCATTTGTGGGAATGGGCGGATTTAGTATTTTGTCAGTTGTCAGGTACTTACTATGCAATGAATAAGCAAAGGATTAGTCCTAAAAAGATAATCAACTTTACACATAACAATGCCGGTTATCCGCAGGTAGATATTCGTAAAAATGTATTTACTGTTTATAATACTGAACAGGCTAAAAAGGAGTTAAATTATAATCAAGAAACCTATGTTCTGCATCCGCCTGTCAATTATAGAGATTATGAAGGCGTTGATACAAGCAAAGCGGAGTATATTACTTTGATAAACCACAATGAAAATAAAGGAGGCAAAATCTTAATTGAGATAGCAAAGCGGATGCCTAATCATAAATTTTTAGCAGTTCAGGGTGGTTACTATTTACAGATAACGGATAACAAAGTTAAGAATATTAAATACGTTGGGATAACGGATGACATTAGAAAGTATTTAGCAATGACTAAGTTACTGATTGCACCATCTGAATATGATAGCTATGGCATGTCTCAGGTAGAGGCGTTATGTTGTAATATTCCTGTAATTGCATCGGATATATCAGGATTTAGAGAAAGTCTGTCAGATAGCGCTATTTACGTTAATAGGAATGATGTGGATGCATGGGTTGATGCAATCAAAAATAGTGATCAGTTATTTAAGGATAAAAAGCCATTAGATAGAGCAAAAGAATTAGATCCGGTTAAGGATTTAGCAAAGTTTGAAAAATGGTTGTTAAAAATTAGTAAATTAGCGACAAAATAATGAAGCCTTATATAAGTAAAAAAGAATATGGATCAATTAAACGTAGTAAGCCTTGCACAAGCGAAAATGTGGCTGAGGTTAGACGAGGATTACGATTACGAGGATGGATTAATAACTGCATTAATAAAATCTGCGGTTAATCAAGTTGAGCAATATACTCTGCAGGTTTTATGGCAAAGAACATTAACTGAGATAACTGATAAAACAGGTAACCTAAAGATTTATAACTATCCAGTTATATCGATTGAGGATGTAGTTGATAAGGATTTAGTTGCAGTAGATTTTGAGATCGAAGAAAGTCAATGGTATACAGAGGTGATTACTGATAGACCGGGATTTAATACAGTCAGTTATGTAGCTGGTTATGATTGGAATTATGATGGTGGATCGGATGTTCCAGATGATATTGAAACTGCTATTAAAGAAATGATTACCTATTTGTATGAGAATAGGGATAATCCAAAAGAAGAAATGCCAAAGGTGGTTACTTATTTACTTGCGCCTTACAGGCGTATAACTTTATTCTAATGAATCCAGGCAAGTTAGACAGGCGTATAACGTTTGGCGAATTTCTAAGCGTTGAAAATGCATTTCAGGATTATGTGATTACTTTTGTGCCGGTATTGGTAACATGGGCAAATGTAAAGCCATTTGATGGCAGTAGGCAGTTAGAAGCAGGTGAGCAGGTAATAAATCAGGGTTATAGATTTACAACACGTTACAGGATGGATTTTGAGCCTACAAAGGACATGCGTATTTTATATGAGGGCAATTATTATACAATCCATTCTGTTAGGGATTTAGATGATCGAAGAAGGTTTAACGAAATTTTAGCGAGGGTAACAGATGAGAACTCCAAAAATTAATATAGGGCCTTTATTAAAAGAAATTAAATTATTTGGAGATGATGCAAGCCGCCTTGCAATTGCAGTTACAAATTTAACTGCTGACAGTATTGTTTCCGATGCAAAGCAAAGGGCGCCAGTTGATTTGGGCCAGCTTAGACAGTCAATTGGTAAAACAGAGGCCAGAGAAGGATTTAATAGATCATTTATTTTTGCAAACGCTCCTTATTCAGCTTTTGTTGAGTTTGGAACAGGAGGAAAGGTTAGCATTCCAAGCGGATTTGAGTCAATCGCTGCAAAATATAAAGGGAAAGGAATTAAACAAATTAATCTAAGGCCGCAGCCATATTTAATACCAGCTTACTTAATTGGTATTGTTCAGTACCGTAAAAAATTAGTAACGGTATTGAAAACAGAAGTTGAAAAATATAATGCGAAAAAATAATTATATTTGACGTAATGAAGGATCCAAATTTATCGGTGCTAAATGCTTACAAAGATGCCTTATCAAACTTGATAGTTGGAGGGGTTGCAATACCTGTTTATAGCAAGTCGGCTCCGCTAAAGAATGTACCGAAAAAATATGTAATTTTGTCAAGCCAGACAAAGCAACAAAATAAAACAAAGTGCAATTATTGGTATGATTGCACAATGACTGTTCAGATAGTAACAAGGTATCCGAATGGTACAGGGGATTTGAGTTTTGCAATGGTAATTGGTGAAGAAGTAGCGCAGTTAATACAAGTTGATGGAATTACCTTAATTGATTTCCATAACATTGAAACTATGCAAAATCTAAGCACAGAAGTAATTTTAGAAACAGATACAGAAAACGTTTTTCAATACATATTAATATTTAATCATAAACTAAACATAAACTAAAATGGCAGACGAGCAATTTTATTCAGGTAGTTTATTCATGCTTTACATCCGTAATTCAGGTACTTGGAAGCCGGTAGCATGTTTAACTTCAAACGGTATCTCAGAATCATGGGACTTTGCCGAAACAGTAACTAAATGCGATCCAGGTGTAACCCGTAGAAAGCCTACAACTTACTCTTATGAGATACCATTTGAGGGTGTATTTACAGATACAAGCGGTGCAGGTGGCGATACTGCAAAAGCATCTTGGGATGTTATTAAAAACATTGCAAGAGCTAAAACATTAGCTGAATATCAGATTGCTTTATTGAGAGATAATGGAACTGAGGATCCAAACTTTGCCGCTCAATTTGGTACTGCTTATTTTTCGGCTTTAGATATAACAGGTGCAGAGGGCGAGTTTATTACTTTCTCAGGTACTTTGTTAGGTGATGGCGATATAACAGAAGTTGATCCATATCCTGGTTATTAATGGAAGGACATTTAACCTATAAGATTGGCGAAGTGGATAGGCAGTTTTTCTTTGGCAATTATGCTTTAGAAAAGGTATTGCAGCATTTTAATATTTCGGTTACCGATTTACATACAATCCCTAATTCAAGACAAATGGAATTTGTTAGAGTTTGGATGTTTCATGCAGCCTGTTACCCAATATTAAAAAATGGAGGAGTTCCTGACTTTACTGAGTTTGATACTTATGAATGGGTTGATGCTTCAAAAAGCGATATTTTAGTAAAAGTTAATGATGCTATTACTAAAAGTTTAGGTATAAGCGAAAGCGATGAACAAAAAAAAAGCAAACCGTAAAGTTAGATTGGAATAAGGATGTTTTAACATTTGCTTTTGGTGAACTCGGCTTGATGCCTAATGACTTTTACGCCTTGACATGGAATCAATATATTCTTAAATGTCAAGGCTTTTTTAATAGAGAAAAAAAGGAATGGGAACGGATAGGATGGGCAACATGGAATGGAATGCGAGTTCACGTAAATAAGGGGATGCCGACTTATAAAAAGTTTATGTCATTTATTTATCAGGATGATGAAATTAAGGACATGGATAAAATTAAAGAACAGATGAATAGGGCAATGATAAAATATCTGGAAAATGCAAGGAATTGAAATACCTATTGGCGCACCTTTAGGTCAGTTAGATAAAGATTTAAAAGGGGCAAGTAATAAATTAAAAAACTTTGCTTCTGATGGAAATAAAAATGTAAACACATTTGCATCAAATGCAAATTCTTCATTTAAATCCATTGCTTTAAGTTTAACAGGCGCATTAAGTGTAGGTGCTTTTGTCGGATTTGGGCAACAAGTTTTGGCAGTAACTGCTGAATTTGAAAAATTAGGCGCAGTATTAGGGAATACTTTAGGATCTAATGCGTTAGCAAAATTAAAACTTAAAGAAATTGAGGAGTTTGCATCTAAAACACCTTTTGGAGTAAAAGAATTAACTGATTCATTTGTTAAGTTAGCAAATCAAGGTTTTAAACCTACGGGAGATGAGATGCGAAGGTTGGGAGATTTAGCAGCAAGTACGGGTAAATCATTTGATCAATTAGCAGAAGGTATTTTAGATGCGCAAACTGGTGAGTTTGAAAGATTAAAAGAATTTGGAATTAAGGCGCAAGACGCTGGAGATAAGGTAATATTTACTTTTAAAGGGGTTCAAACAACAGTTGACAAATCATCTGAGGCTATAAGAAACTATGTTACATCTTTAGGTGATGCTGAGGGTGTTTCAGGATCAATGGCTGTTATTTCTCAAACATTAACTGGTAAAATTTCAAACTTAGGGGATTCGTGGGATAAAATGCTTGTATCTATTGGAAGCAATACAAGCGGTGTTTTTTCAAGCGCAATAGAAATTATATCTGGATCTATTGATGCGATTACTGAATTTAATAGAGAATTAGAAACTGCATCTAAGTTTAAAATTAAAGGTAATTTATTTGAGTCAATTGTTAAATATGCTAAAATAGCAACAAATAGTGCAGGTGCGAATGCTGGTTTTGCAACTACTCAGGATTTGCTTGTACAATCTATTCAAAGAACAGAAAAAAGCGTCAATGATTTAGTATCAGGTTCTGTAAGTGCTGCTAAATCTACCGATGATTTTGGTAAGTCAATTATTAAATTAAAAACAGATGGCGATAATTTAATAAAAAGTACTGCTAATCTTGATTTAAAATCAGCCTATAAAAAGATTTATGAAGATGCTATAAAAGCATTAAAAGATGGAAGAGAAGCATTTGGAAAGGAAGCCAGTAAAACAACTACAACAGGCGGTTTAAATTTAGATAAAAAAGAAAAAGCAAAGGCAGAAAAATTAAAAAAAGAAGCAGATGAAAGTGCTGCAAAGTTAAAGACGGATGCAGGGGTATTTGGTCAACAAATGATAACTTCTTTGGTTAATTTTAGAGCGACAGTTTCAGCCGAGGCAGACAAGAAAAAAGCTGGAATTGATATTATTGATCAGGATGCTTTAGATACTGCGGTTGCTCAATCTGAGGTTGCTGCTAAGGCAATAGTAGATAAATTTGCTGCTATTAAAGCGCCATTATTAACACCATTTCAGGGATTAAGTTTATACATAAAAGATAGTATTATACCTCAGTTAAGTTCATCGTTTAAAACTTTTTTTGATGATTTATTAATGAATGGTAAATTATCATTTGATACATTAGGTCAGGCTATAAAAAATACTTTTCTTTCTGTTTTATCAAGTGAGGCAACAAAAGGAGTTTTATCTTTATTGTCAAGTGGTGGGAAAAATGAAAGCGGAGAAAAAGGTAAAGGAGGCGGTTTAATTGGAATAGTTGGAAGTTTACTTAAAATTGGAAAAGGAGGTGCAGCAGCAGGATCACTATCAGGGGTTGCAGCATCAACTGGAGGCGTTATACTTGGCGCACCAATAGCAGCAGCAGGAACTGTTGGATTAGGAACTGCCGGTGCAGCAGCAGGTGCAACTGCGGCAACAGGTGGCGCATTATTGCCTATTTTAGCAGGAGTGGCGGCAATAGCAGGAATAGCATCATTATTTAAAAAGAAACCACAGGCACCTATTCCACAGGCATCATCAACTATCAGCACAAGTGCAGCAGGTTCATCTCAAGACTTTGGAGGTGGTAGAGTTGTATTTGAGATTTCAGGAACTAACTTAATTGGTGTATTAAATAGAGCAGGTGCTAAACTTCAAAGATTCGGACCATAATGTATAACCTTAAATACTTTTTTACATTTTATGCTGACAGGGATACTAGGATAGTTAATGGTACTCCAGATGATTATACTTGCGATATTTTGCAATTAGATTATGCAGGTGAGGCAATTGAAATACAGGCCCAACAAAACCCGATACAGATAAACTATCAGAATACATCATCGGATAAATTGGAACCAATAATCGGGTCTGAATGTACGTTAAATTTAATAGCAACTGAGGATTTTGAATTAGAGGATTTATATACCGAAAATGAAAGGGAATTTTTAGTAGAGATATTTAGAAATGGAGGCTTAATTTGGTCGGGGTTTATAATCCCTGATGGATGTCAGGAAGCCTTCACATTTGCACCTTATCCGATTTCTGTAAATGCCGTTGATGGTTTAGGGTTGCTTAAAAATCTTTCCTATGTCCAGAATGATGGTAATTTCTATTTAGGTAAACAAAGTTTTATAGAGGTTATAAATGCCTGTTTAATACGATTAGATGCTCCTAGTTTAGTCTTAAATACTTGCGTTAATATTTATGAAACGAGCATGACACAGGGCAACTCATACGATCCTTTGGACATGGCTTTTGTAAATAGTGAAAGGTATTTAAAGGATGATCAATTTACTCCAATGAATTGCGAGGATGTATTAAGGTCAATATTAGAGGAATGGACTGCGGTGATGATACAAAGCGGTGGCGAGTGGTATATTTATAGACCAACTGAATTGGCTTTAACAGGGTCATTAGTTTTTAGGAAATATTATGATGGCGAAAGGGTATATGATCAGCCAACATTTACTTCTGATTTAGATTCTTTATTGGGTGGCGAAAGCGAGGGCGTAATTGATGCGCCTTATTTCCACATTAATACCGATCAAATGAAGATGATTGATAGACCTTATAAAAATGCGTCTATGTCTTATAAGTACGGAAAATTAGAAAATACGGATGAAAAGTTAGCTAATCCAAGTTTTGCCGGATTTACGAGGGGTTGCGTTGGCGATCCAACTTTACCATGCGATGATGTGACTATTCCAGGGTACACTAAAACAGGCACTATGTTTTTAGGTACTTATCCATCTGGAGGTTTAATATTCTTTTCAACCGGTGATACTTATCCCGACTTAACTAATTATTATCAAAATAATAATGTAATACCAATGATTTTGAACATTACTGTTCAAGAGAGATTAAAAATTGTTATTGATTATAAAAATGTAGATCCTGATTTTGGAACGGACATGAATTTTGTTATTAGCCTATACGATGGAATAAGTACTCATTATTTACAGGCAGATGGAAGCTGGAAAATTACACCGGTTGAACCTGGAATAAATTACTATCAGATTAGATCAACAGTTGGCATTGGAGGTTCTGAAATAATCCTTTCTAATCCAGTGCCGATTAGCGGAAACGTTACGTTTAGAATTTTAGCGCCATCGGGTACTATAAATGATATAGTTTACACTAATATTTCAGCATTTGTATTTTTAGATTTTGGAAATATATTGGGTGAGATTCATACTGCAACCCAGAGAGGTAAATTCACATTCGTGCCTAAAACAGTTGATGTATTTAATGGGGATAGTCCAAATAAAATGTATGTGGGTGCTATTTTTCAAGACGACTTAATTACTTTGACTGAAAGATGGGTAAGGCGTGATATTTCAGAATCAATTTTGGCTGAGCCTTATGAGGTAAACAAGGAGTTTTTAAGATTGGCAGTTGAGGAAAAACAAAGATTATATGCAGGACCATTTGTTAGGTTTGAGGGTTCTATATTTGGATATTTTAATCCGGTGCAAAGGTGGTCTATTAATTTAGTAACAGGTTATTTTATGAATCTAAGCCTTAACTATGATTTGCAACAGAATATATGCAAGGCAGTTTTAGGCAGGGTTATAAATGAAGAAATAGCAATGGATTATTTAAAAGTACCAGATTATGGAGCAACAACTCGGGTAACTGTAAAAGGAACGCCATGATGTTATACATAAATGATATGCCGGTAGGATGTTTAAGTACTGTAAGCAGGTCAGAGCAGATTAGTTTTATTGGTACGTGCAAGACAACTGAGGATGGTGGACAAAAGCAATTAGGGAGGCTTTATACGTACTCAATTCCGATGGAAGGTGTTATGGTAACAGATAACACTATAATGTCGTGGAGCGGCTTAAAATCGCTTGAAAGGATAAAGATTAATTGGCAGATAATTGGCGATGATATTGAGGGCGAAAGCGGTGAGGGATTTATTGAGAATTTAGAGTTAATTGGTCAGGTATCTGATTTTATTACATTTACTGCAACTATAACAGGATATGACTGAATTAATGCTTTATATAAATGATTTGCCTGTCGGTTGCTTATTAAGCAATGGATTAAGCGAATCAATAAGTTTTATTAAGACTTGCAAAAGTACTGAAGAAATGGGGCAAAAACAGTTAGGTCAGTTGCATAGTTATTCTGTAAATTTTGAGGCGGTTTATGCAGTTGATCAGGCTATCATTGGATGGAATGATTTAAAAGATTTAGGCAGATCCAGACAGATGATGGACTGGTCTATGATCAATCTTGATACTAATGAGGGCGATGCCGGTGAAGGGTTTTTAGAGAATTTAGAGATCACAGGAACAACCGATGATTTTATTAAATTTGCAGGAACGATTACCGGTTATGGTGCGATAGTAGATGCAGGAGTTGAATACTTTGTTTGGGCGCAAAGTCCGGGTAATTTTGTTGATAACGGTGGTGATGAGTATGTATTTGTAAATTAAGATAACTATGCCAGTAATAAATGGAGTTTATACAAAAGATTTCCCAGCATTAGGCAGGGCGCCGATTGATACGGATATTATACCGATTGCGGAGGTTGCTAATCAGATAACCTATAAAACTACAATAGGAGCGATATTTAATGCAAAGGTATTTGGAACGACAGGCAGACTGTCAAAATTTACAACTGCCAATACTTTAGGCAATTCAATTCTTAACGAGATTGGAAACGCTATACACTTAACAAATGCAGGGAGTAGTTTTGCAAGTTTTGGGATAATCAATCCGGGAACGCCAGGAGATCCGGGAGTTGATAATGATGGTTATATTGGTTCGACTATTAATAATGACTTTACTATACGGGTTAATAACGTAGAGGCTGCGAGATTTGATACTGCTTATAGGTTTAAAATAACTACTATTCAAAACGCTACAACTGACACAGATAAGTTTTTAGTAAGTGACGGAGGAATAGTCAAATACAGAACAGGTACGGAATTAAGGTCTGATATAGGTGCAGGGGTTGGAAGTGTTACATCGGTGGCTTTAACAATGCCGGTAGCTTTCAGCGTTGCTAACAGCCCAATTACAAGTTCGGGAAGTTTAGATGTAACTGCGGTTGGTACTGCATCTCAATACATTCGAGGCGATGGTCAATTGGCTACATTGCCGACTGGTGGCGGTGGTGGTTCGGCAGTTAATTATTATCTTAACGGTTCGATTGCTGCAAGTGTAGCTACTTATAAGCAAATGTCTAATTCTGCCGTAATTGGTGGAGGTACGGACTTTAATTTAGTAGGTAATGGTTTAATATCTCAATTCTTAACGGATGTAGGTAATCCAAATAGGTTATTAATTCCGGGCGGTGCGTGGAACTTTGAAATGTTTTTTTCGGTTAGTTCGGCAGGTGGTAATCAGAAATTTTATATAGAATTATTAAAGTATAACGGCTCTACATTTACAAGTATTGCAAGTGGCTCGGCTAACCCGGAAGAAATAACGGGCGGAACGACTACCGATTTATATTTGACTTCTTTAGCAGTACCAGAAACTGTTTTATTGACAACTGACAGGTTAGCAGTCAGGGTTTATATCGTAGACAATTCGGGAGGTCGTACAGTTACATTACACACAGAAGACAATAACCTTTGCTTAGTAACTACAACCTTTGCAGGTGGTATATCGGCATTGAATGGATTAACTGCAAACACTCAATATTTTGCCGTAGGCACGAGTGGAACGGACTTTAATATTTCAAGTCTTACAGATACACATACTTTTAATTTACCTGATGCAAGTTTAACCAATAGGGGTGTAATTACGACCTCTGCCCAAACTATTACAGGAAGCAAAACTTTTGATTCTTCATTATACATAAAACAAAGAAATGCCTTTGTTGTGCCTCCTACTGGATATAGTTTTATTGGTTCAACTGCTTTAGGGTTTTGGTTTGCTAATAAATCAGCAACTGCTAATTATCAATCGGTTCAATTTGATTTGTCAGGTTTAACAGATGCAACTGTTAGAACATATATAATGCCTAATACAGATGGTACGTTAGCTTTAGTTGGCGGTGTTGGTGTAGGTACAGTTACAAGCGTTGCTGCTTTAACTTTAGGCACTTCTGGTACTGATTTATCAAGCACGGTAGCAAATGGCACTACAACGCCTGTAATTACGTTAAACGTGCCTAATGCAAGTGCAACTGCAAGGGGTGTTATATCTACTGGAACCCAAACTATTGCAGGTGCTAAGACGTTTAATACTAATATGATTGTTGAATTTGGTGCAAATACTGCATCTGCACTTCAAGTAACAAGCACAAATGCTGGAGGTAGAGGTCTTGCAGTGTTAGCTACAAGCACAGTTGAACCATTTGTAGTAACTCAATTAGGCACTGGGAAATTAGCAGTTTTTAATTCTTCAGCAGGTGAAAAATTTACAATAAATAATGATGGTAATTTATCAAACGGGACTTACACCTATACACTTCCAAGTGCTTA